CCACTAACGTCCTTAGCAAAGGGGTTAACTATTCCTAATTGGTATCACATCTCTGCAACGTTTTCATCTGATTATACGTGGGACATTTGTTTCCCAAGGTGAATGAGATGGTCTGGCAGTTGCTCGACTTTGTGCTTGAGCTCACGCAGGTCTTCAGTAGTTTAAGCTAGCTGCAAATCTCTGTCTGAGTCATTAGGTGTTGGGCCTCACATTACCATCTCATAATCATCTTGCGGTTCTTGTTCCTCAGGACCTCACATTCACATGACTACTCCAGGTTTGAATCTTGTTGTGTCAATATTAGCTATTTTGAGGATCGGCTCATAAGCTGAAGGGGAATACAGTGGTCCCACAGCTGCTTTGTACCATTTGTCTTAGGCGTCACCGGCATTTCAAGCTGCTACATCAAAATTTAGTCCGAGTTTAGAATTATGTGCGGTGAAAGGTCTAATTAAAGCCCTTGCTTGTTGCTTTCCGAAGCCTTTTAAGATATCATAGTAATTTGATTGCAGATGTACACCAACTCCTAACAGGGCTAAGCCAAGAAGTATGTTGTAGGTCTCCATTCGCTACTTATCATTCGACACAATCCAGAAACGATTGTTTCCGTTTTCGACTGTGAATTAGCCAAGCAATGGTAAGAGTGACTCTCTTAATGCTGTTAACTAATCTGCAGTCTTTTTGCTGTCTACATTTCTTAACATCTTGACAAAATCTTGTCACGTTGCTAATTTCTCCATTAATTTAATGGTAGGTGTTAATCGTCGATAACAACCCGCTTGGCTCCTTCTCCAAAGAAAAAGGTATCTGTGAACAAGCCAGCAGCAAATTCTGCTTTGAGATCTCAAACTCAAACATGTGCTCACTCATAAACTTGGTGAACTCGCAGTCATTACAATCTGGGCATCTGTGGTAGTCTACTGACTATATCAGAAAAGAAAACGTTGGCATCATGGACTTTATTAAACAATCAATGCTTGTTGTCCTTCATTGGCTTTCCTTTTGTATTAGCTGGCTCATAATTTTAAAATATAAGTGGGTAATCAGCGGATCTACACATTTTAAAAAGGGAGAAGCCAATATCCTTGACTAAACATTGAAGCTCTTTTCCGTATATTTCATCAAAAAGTTGCCCTCCTAAGACGGTTCTATGATTGAATAAAGCCTTATACTATCGTTCTTTGTCCACATATCAGGGCGTAGTGTCTCGGCCAGTGTGGTACTTAATGAGTTTAAGGAGGTGTTCAAAGAGAGCTAACATCGTAAGGCAACCTCAGTATTCCTCAGCATAAGACAAAATTTTTCCCGTGAGATATTCATAGTTTTTGAGAGAATTTGGTACATTTTTGTTACTGACTGCCCATCCGAGTTTCATCAACGTAGCACCTGGGTCCTTAAAAGAAACAAGTTCACCCTAGTACTCTTAGAGAATCTGCTTGCAAAAAGTGGTACCAGTAATTCCTTGTCTGATTGTTATGGTGTTGTCTAATCCCAAAGATGATTGAACCGAGGCAGTGTAATGTAAGAAGACTTCATCGTTACACGCAATGACGCTGTCATCACCTTCAGTTAAGTAGAAAACATCCGACAACTTCGTATAGGTAGACCTTGCAAATTCTATAGTAAGTTTATTGAGAAGCGTGTTACCAAGAGATGTAAACATTTCACCGGACTTGCGCGGACGCATATCTACAAATTGTATTTATCCCTGGCTTGAGGTAACTCATTATGGCAGTGAATGCGCATTCAGGTAAAAGTCATAGAACTCTGGGCAAATTCACTTGATTAGCATTAGTTCTATTTGGAGCAAGCATTGTTTCTGGGAGGCGTCATAGCAAGAAAAATCACATTCGGCAGAGTATTCAAACCCTCATAATTTCTGCAGTTGATGCCATCGTTGTTCAGGGTTCATGCACTTGATAAAATTCGGGTCAAGGTAAACCTAGTCAACGACGAGGTCATAAATGGGGCCAGTAACGAATCTGAGAGAATATTCTGTTGCTTATATAGCTCATGAAATAGCTCATTC